TTGTGAGTTCCAAACCTTCCCCCTTCTGTCTCAATCTCATCATTGGTTTTATTTCTCAAAATAAACATATGAGAGCAAAACTGGGTAATACGATCCGACAGGGAAACAATAGATTCATCATCTACAATGTTTTGAGAGGTTCTGTTGTTAGTGATTCCATACCTGTTAGATTGCACAGAAGTGATCATAGGAATAACTGGATTTCCATCGTGCAAAATTTCTTTTTGAACACACTTTTTAAACTTATCAACCATTTCACCAACCACTTGCCATTCCGATTTATTCGCAATATTTTCAGAGGTCGTTTTGATATAATCAAAGGAAAAAACCATGGGTTTCCCGCGCCCAACCTTGGCGTAATAAAATCTCTTAAGGGTATTAACCATAGAGTCTACATCCAGCCCTCCCACATTATAATAATAGAATTTTAAATTCTTAACCTTGGGCCATACAGAGCGCACTTTCTCCACAACCTTTTCTCCCGCTTGTCTCCACTTGCCGCTTTCTAGCAAGTGCATCGAAACGCCTGAAAGAGCAGCACATTGGCGCATAATAAGCTCCTCTTTGCTCATTTCTCCATTATCAAAATGCAATACGGGAACATCATACTTGAGGCTAACCTTTGTGGTATAATCCATACAGAAATTTGTTTTTCCCACGCCAGAACGAGCAACAATCACCGTGATGTTACCAGCGCGAAGAAGAGAGCCGTAAATCTCATTAACTTTTGGGTGCGGCCCCATCATACCGAACTCTGTAACAGGGTTGTTACCTCGTTCTTCAATAATATCCTCCATCTCCTCATAGATATTTTCAGGAGAGTCATTACCCATCTCATAAAGATTAATCCGAGAATTGTAGGTGTTGTCGGCAGCTTCTACAATTGAGCGATAAGATGCCTCAGGAGGCATATTTTTCATCTTCTTCGCAATGTCTTGCGACGATTCTAGAATTTCCCGCCTTATTGAATATTTTTTTAATTCTTTAGCTGTCTTGAGAGCGTTTCCCTTGGGAACTTTTCTCAATGCTAAAGATTTAATGTAATCAGCGGGATTTAGATTGTCCTCAAAAGATAGTCCTACTTCATTTACTCGTTGAGCGATGATAACCTCATCCACCTCATCACCAGAATCTATAGCCTGTTCAATGATGCGAAAAATAGTAGAATGAAGAGAGCTTTGTTTAGAATAAAAATCAGAAGTTCCAATAAAATTAGAAATTTCTGAAAGGCTGTCAGGCTCCTTAATGAGACCTGCTAAAAGTTGTTTCTCTAGTTCAAAATTATATATCATTTGCCTTCCTCCATTGGCTCAGGTGGACCCGCGAGATGATTCTCTAGAGCCTTAGTTAAGGCAAACTCTGTCATGCCGCAATCAAATTTGCAATAAATTAATGGTTTGCCGTTTTCTGAAGAGGCGGCTAGTATAACTCCCTTATACTTGTCAGCGCCTCCTGACAACTCGTAAAGCTTATCTACCATCTCTGTCGGAATTGAGAATTCTGAGTTGCCATCGTCTTCTAGATTCATAGATAAATATCTTGTTTTTTAAATAATGATGCCGCAATTTCATCTTGCGGGTAAACCTCTGCTAACTTTATATCGTTAGCCTTACAGAAATCAAGTTTCTTCTCATCTCTTTTTAATTGATCGCAATATTTAAAGCGGTTTTTGTGAAAAAACTTAACATATTTTGTATGTTGCGCCCCTTGGACTTCAACAGCAATTTTTTTGTTAGCGTTATAAAAATCCAAAGTTAACCTACTTCCGACCACTCTAAATTCCTCAAAAACGATGTCATTTTTCCAGTAAGGGTAAAGAAACTTTTTTACCGTAGTTTGAAATTTGCTACGACTGGGTTTCTTCCAATCTATTAAATACTTTTTTGCGTTCTTAAGGTTTCTTTCTTTTCCGTATGCATCAACAAACTTCATGCTCCTATTTGTTCCTTAAAATAATCTATTAAAAATTTACATAGATCTTTGTTTTCTTCAACTGTTTTGAAGAGGTTGTTATCTCCTTGTATTTTTTCTGGGAAGTCCAGTTTATTGGAATCAAGAAGTTCCTTAAAATCTTCTGTGGGCTTGATCCAAGCTCCCTTCTTTTCTACAAACTCCCAAGCATAAAGGAGGTCGATTACTTCCTTCTCAATCCAGATAGATGTTCCTCCAGTTCTTCCATAGCGAATCGGGTAGGATACTGTAGTGTTCGTATTTTCATGAGCAGACTTTTTGATTGTAACTTTTGCATGATGCCCAATAATTGGATTTTTCTTGGCATCCATGGTTTTAACGGCGGGATTTTTAAGAATCAAATCTCCTTTAAAACGCGGTTCAAACTCCATAATGTTATTGGCAAAATGAAGAAGAGCATTACCTCCAGTTGCTGTAGTTTGGCGCACTGGCGCTTTGGCGTAGGGATCAAGTTTAATGTCTGCCCTTACTTGACTAATAAAAATAGCCATGTGGCCACGCTTTCCCAGAGCGGTGCTTACCTTCTTGCAGAAATCAGAAGCAATTACCGCTCCTCCAGCGACTTTGCTACTCTCCTCGAAATTTTTCCCCAAATCATCCTTACGAATTAAACCATCTACCGAATCCAATACAAAACAATATTTAACCTTATCATCATTATTGGTAATGAGTTGTCGGATTAGACCCATGCAAGTTTCATAAATATTACTCTCAAAAACAAAACAAGTTCCATCTACCCACTCCTCTGGACTAAATACAAACTTTACTCCCGATCTCTCCTGAACCTCAGGTCCAAGTCTGCCTTCTGCTTTAATGTAGAGACCTCTAGATTTATCAAGACTTCCCAAAAAGTTCTTCATTACCTGCAATGATTCAGAGGTTTTACCTCCCTCATTGACTCCAGTAAAACGATGAAGTCCAGGTCCGAATCCACCAGCCAAATACAAATCTAGCTGTAAAGAACCGCTTGAGACCTTATACTCCACGGTCTCTTCAAAGTTGTAATGGTCATCCTTGTTTGCCTTCAAATAATTGTTAAGAATGTCTTCTGGGTCTACGTTATCACTCATTTAAAAAATCTTTTACTGTTTTCTTTTTGGGCTTGATTGTCTTGTCCTGCCCCACCTTTTCTCCGATATGATAAACCTCATACTTGGATAAATCAACCCTAAAGTTGAAAGCTCTGAATTTTTCATCTAGGGTAGACTTTAGCTTGTCACTCACAAGATAGGCGAGTGAGTCAAACTTCTTTCCGAAGTTGACAATATTCATAAATTCTAGAGAATAACGCTCACATAAACCATTAAGCATTTTCATTTCCCTAGCAAAAAAAGGTCTTCTTCCTTTATCGGGGACTTCCAATAAACGAAAAATGATCTCTCTTTTGTTTGGACCTTTAGACTTTGCCACTATGGATACATAACAGGTCCAGCATCCCTGTCAACCATTTTTTTCACAAGCTGTATGAAGTTACAAGTAGGCTCCCAGCCTAATTCTTCGCGAGCTTTTGTTGAATCTCCCCACAATAAATCTACTTCCGCTGGTCTATAAAAATCTTTATTAATTTCCACAAGGCAATCCTTTCCGTGAAAATACTTTTCATCAATTCCCTCTCCTCTCCATTCAGACATGCTTCGATGAAAGCCAACAAAATTAAATGCTTCTACTACAAACTCTCTAATCGTGTGTGTTTCATTAGAAGATAGCACATAATCTTTTTCTTTTCCTCTTTCTTGATTTAGCATGAGCCAAATACCCTTTATGAAATCTTCTGCATCGCTCCAGTCTCTTTTTGCGTCTACATTTCCCAATTGCAGAGGTTTAATGACCCTGCCCGTTTCAAACTCTTTAAGAATTCTGGCTACATTTTTTGTTATTTTCCGAGTGACAAACTCTTCACCTCTACGAACTCCTTCGTGATTGAATAACCATCCCTGAACAGCGTAAATATCATAAGAATCTCTGTATACCTTGACTAAATGCCTAGCTGCACATTTAGAGGCTCCATATGGGCTTCTTGGGCGCAGTGGGTGGTCTTCGTTCTGTGGGGTAAAGACTACATCCCCAAACTCTTCAGAACTTCCTGCGTTGTAATACCGACAATGCGGGGCATGGCGGCGAATTGCTTCTAGCTGGTGTAATACTGCCATGCAGTTTGTATCCATGTGTTGAGTGGGCATTTTCCAGCTACTGCCTACGAATGAATTTGCTGCAAAATTGATAAAATAATCTGGCTTGTGCTCTGAAATAACCCTTTCTGTATTTTGCGGATCAGAAACATCTAAATCAATAAGAAAAAACCTATCGACATTTTTTAAATGCTTAATGTTGTCGTGATTTTTAACACTTAATCTTCTAGCTCCACCAATTATGGTGTGTTCTGTATTTTTTAAGAGATAATCCACCATGTGACTACCATCTTGGCCTGTTACTCCTGTAATAATAATTTTTTTCATTTTAAAATCCAATCTTCTAAATTAAATGTAGGCTTCCAATTTAAGACTTGTTTCGCCAGAGAGCTATCACATAGAACACTTTGCGCTTCTCCTTTTTTGTCTGGTTGATATACAATTCCAAAAGAAGGTTTATACATCTCTGCAACCTCTTTTAAGGAAAATTTTCTACCCCTGCCTAATTCAAAAATATGTCCATAGCTTTCAGTTTGCCATATTTTAATTAAACCTTCTACGATATCTTTAACATGTGTAAAATCTCTTTCCTTGCTTCCATCTCCATAGATCGTAATTGGTTTTTTGTCTCTGTGAGCCTTATCCCACTTAGCTATGACTGTGGAGTATTCACCCTCTTCTATGTGATTTGGTCCATAAACATTATAAAATCTAGCAATAGTTTGTTTTAAGCCATATATTTTGTCATATAAAATCAACATCTCTTCCGAAATATCTTTTGTAAAAGTATAAGGATTTTTAAACTTACCGCTATGATGAGAGGAGGAGCCTGAAAAAATAATAGGGATATCATTTCTTTTGCAAATTTCACACAAGTTAAAAGTTCCTTCTATATTTGATTTAAAATATTTCGAAGGAACATCAAAGGAAGGTTGTATACGGGCAAGAGCAGCCAAATGAAACACAACATCTGCATTTTTGAAGAGACCCCAGATTTCTTCTTGGTTAGATATGTCTCTGTTAAAATAAAAGACTCCCGTTACATGGTTGTTCCAAGACCCTGTTGAGTAATTGTCGATTGATGTAACGTGATGACCTAAATCCACCAGTTTTTTACATAAATTAAAACCGACAAACCCCGCCCCTCCTGTAACAATAATTTTTTTCATTTATATTTTTTCACGAAATCGCTGCATATACCTTGGCATTCAGTTACTACATCGTCACCAACCTCAGGCATTACAGCTATACTGTCTTTTATGGGTTGCTTCCCAGGAAATGCCCAAATGTAATTTTTACTTGTTAATGTAGCATCATCTTTTTGATGCCAAAAATAATGTATATTATACCCGCCTTTAATAT